GAAATACTGAAACCCAAGTTCGAGGAATAGGATGCCTGAAACCAAGCCTAAAGCCCCCTTGACGCCCGAAGAACTGCGTTGGCGGGCCGCCGCCCGGGACCCGGACAAGGCAAAACGCAATCTGAAACTGCAATACATCCTGCTCGGATGCGCAATCGCCGCAAGTATCGGATGGGGAATCTACTTATTCCGTACCGATGTCATCTCCCGGTCGGACTGGTTGGGAGCGTTGGGGATTGCCCTCTTCCTCGTCAGCATCCTTCTCGGCATTGTCAATAACAGGCGTATTTTGGCGGACAAGAGGCCGTGGGGCGATCTCTGACCCACTCTCTCCACAGCAGAAACCTCGATAAATGACGAAAATGACACCTCGGGAAAATAAATGGCTGGAAGAATACCGCCGGCGGGAAGCCGCGAAAACGGTCCGAATGCAGCGCAGGGCGCTTTGGTTCTGGGGTGCGTTATTCACGACATGGGCGATTTTCGGGCTTTTCGCAGAACCGGACAAGTTCACATTCACCGACAGCCTGCTGCTGATAATGATCCTTGTCAATGTATTTAACAGCATCAAGGAACTGATCCGCAATAAACGAATCGCCGCAGAAAAAAATGCAGCCGAAACTTCAGAAGACGCCCCGGTCGCTAAATAGGCAAAACCTAAAAACAAAGATATGGCAACTATTTTTTCACGCATCATCGCAGGGGAGATCCCCTCGTACAAAGTAGCCGAAAACGAAGACTACTACGCATTTCTCGACATCAATCCGCTGACAAAAGGCCATACGCTGGTCGTCCCCAAAAAGGAGGTGGACTACATTTTCGACCTCGATGACCGAACGCTGGCAGGCATGATGCTTTTCGCCAAAGAGGTCGCAGCCAAAATCAAGCGGGAAATAGCGTGTGCAAGGGTAGCAGTCGTAGTTTTAGGCCTCGAAGTGCCCCATGCACACATTCATCTGATCCCCATTCAGAGCGAAAACGACGTGGATTTCCACCGCGAAAAGCTCAAACTGACGCCGGAAGAGTTCCGCGAAATAGCCGACAAACTCTCGAAATAGAAGGCTGTTTACAAATCTACAACAAGCTGTATTTAAGCCGGATAGTGGGTTATCAACACTATCCGGTTTCTTTTTATTTAACATAATAAATCCGAAATCCGGAGATGTTAACAAAATGTCTGATAAGGGTTCGGAAATAGCTTGAAAATGCATTCATTTTTACAAAATAGGGTAGTGTATTTACAAATGTAAACACACAATGTCCGCGTCATTTCCATATGTAATTACATTTGTAAATCACATTTGTTTGTTAAAGATGTCAATAGTTACAATTGTAATAATCCGACATCCTTTAAATAAACTGCAATTTCAGAGCGATCAACAAGCGATCAAAATATTAAACATTAAGCAATATATACTCATTAATCAGTCATTTACGAATATTACTTAAAGAAACAATTCAATATCATATAGTCTAATCCATCAATAACCAGCTACAAGTAGACTGCGCCAATAGTGCACAGCGTAAATATTCAAATACCATATATTTATCGTTATTTATCTAAAATAACGCTTTAACAAATAGATTGCATGCAAATTTAACCATATCGACTTATTTACACTTGTAAACTTTGTCGACACTTATTAACATTTTACAAATGTAGATTTTACTTGTTTTACAAAAGAAAAAACTTTATATTTGTAAAAATTTGCGCTGATGAGGGAAAAATTGCTCGATCTGATGAAAAACGAAGGATTGAAGCCGAGCCAGCTCGCGGAACTGCTCGAAATCAATCCGGCGGGAATTTCCCATATTCTCGCCGGGCGAAACAAACCGGGCTTCGATTTGTTACAAAAGATTCTCCGGAGGTTCCCGCGAATCAATCCCGACTGGCTGCTGCTCGATTCCGACAAGATGTATCGCGACAGCGAACCCGAACAATCCGCACCGGCCGCTGCGGTCGAATCGTCGATCTCCGACGGATTGTTCGGTCCGACCCGGAATACGCCGCTCAACCCGCCGCATCAGGAGCCGGCTTCGACAACGTCCGAAAATCCGGCGCCGCCGGCAACGGCTCCATTTTCCGGCACACGGACAGACGTCGCCGTCCGGCGAATCGTAATATTGTACGATGACCTTACCTTCGAGAGTTTCACGCCGACAAAGCGCTAAAAGCCATCGCCCGGAATATTTTTGTGAATGTTGCACGCACAGGAAGATAATCCGCCGCCGGCCGAAGCTTAAAATCCAAAATGAATTTAACCCGCCGGCCAATCGTCCGACCGGCGACCATAAAAAAAGCATCCTTACAGTACAAAGGTAATTGAATTAATATATTCATTATGTTAAATTTACAGTTCTAACGCTGTAAACTGGTCATTATCGGAACTTTATATTACATCTGTAAAGTTTCATATTCAAATTATGTTCAATGTCTAAATGTCCTGCTTTGCTGAAGTCCAAAAAGTTTTGGACTTTGGTTGCATCCATTGTGGCTGCTTTCTCCGCTTTCTTCCTCACGTCGTGCGTCTCGGCTGGCTCTATTCTCCGCCGTGGCGTTCATCATGACACTGTGGAATACCAATTCAAAATCCGTTCACGTAATTTTCAAACTTTCGCCCAATGTCAGGAAAAGTTTTCGACGAACTTTCAAGTTCATTCGATCCCGAAATCCTTCCCGTCTATACCTGTATTCGGGAACTCTATCGAATCTGTGACGACTATATTTCCGACCATGGTTGTATGCAGTGGCGATTTTCTCCTGCCAACCCTTCGATGGTCAAGTTACAGCAGATTCTTAAGTCCTTCCAGCATCACGAAGTTAACTTCTTTTACCACACTGACCCCCTTCTCTTTGGCGACGGTTCCGCAATATTCGTCGAGGCCTATATGTCGCATCTTTGGGGAAAAATGTTTAGCACTATTCTTACCGATCGCGTTCGTGAAGCGATCTCGCCGTCGCGGCGGCCGAAAAGGTCGTCCCAAAGGTACAAAAACAGTTCCCCTCGGCGGTAGTCATCTTTAATTTTAATTATGTGTAACAATCAACTTACCATTACAAATCCCCGCTATCTTAAGTATGCGCGAATTACTGGAAATCCCGTTCATGTCTATTCTGGTCGTGACGATTATAGACTTCGCGTCCCTTGTGGACATTGCGACGATTGTCTGAAGCGTCGCCAACAGCAATGGTTTTCCCGCGCACATCATCTTATGAAGCGTATGGCCTTACGGCCAGATCAGTGCTTGTTTTGTACTTTCACCCTGAAGCCTTCTGTTTATGAGCAAGCCAAGGAAAAACCCTATATCCCTATTCGGCAGTTTTTAGATCGGCTTCGCAAACATCCTCGCTTTCGTGAGAAGGATCCGATTACTAAACGTTACCGTTATCGTAAGGTTAAGTTTCCCTACTTGTTCGTTGTCGAATTTGCCGATGGTAAGACTGCTGCTAAACGTGGCCGTGTTTCTACTCATCGCATGCACTATCACGCTATTCTTTTCGGTTGCCCTCTTTATTGGTGGCAGGTCCGCGATCTTTGGCAAGGCGATGTGGTTGATGAGGCAAAAGGCTGGTATACCGGTATGGGAAAGGCGGAAGTCGATCCGCTTGAATCTGAATCCGGTGTTCGCTATGTCCTTAAGTATGTGACCAAAGACTGCGCTGCACATCAGTATATTTCGGTCGTTGATGCCCGTAAAAATGGTAAGTTGATTGTTTCGCACGGCTTCGGCCGTCTCTCGAAGGAAGATATTAAGATTATGCGCAAAAATATGCTTAAAAGCGCATCTTCTTGGTTCTGTCATTTTATTAATAACTATCGTTATTCGATTCCGCGGTATTGGAAAACCGCTTGTTTTTCACCTAATGAAATTCGATGTCGTAACGATTCTCTTATTCCGGGTATTCTTCGTGATTTCGTGAAGAAGCGCTATCCGTTCCCGGATTTCACTTTTCAACAGCAACAACAAATTTATAACTGTCTATTATGGCCTTAATGTTTTTAACCCGCAAGCGCAATCGTAAGTCAAATGTGAATCTTTCGCACGTCTCCCCTACTACGCTTGCCCCGGGTAATCTCATTCCTATCTCGTTTATCCCCATAGTCGCTGGTGATAAACTTCGCTTTTCTCCTTCTGCATTCGTTCAGGCGTTTCCGATGAATGCCCCTCTTATTAACGGATTCAAGATTTGTTTCGAGTATTTTTTTATTCCTACGCGCCTTTATAACTCGAACCTGCTTTTGGATTTTACCGGCACTACGGATGACCCCGATTCGGTTAAGTATCCTGCTCTTGCCGCGGGATTGGCGCCTGCTTCCATCGATTTTTCTACCCCTGAATATCTCGTAACCGCGGCCGAATCTCTTACTACTCCCGGCTCATTGGCTGATTATATGGGGTTCCCCGTTGGTTTTGGAATTCCTTTTGGAAAAGTTTCCACTCCACCGTCTTTCAACATGATCAAGATGCTTGGCTATCTTGACGTTGTGTATAATTATTATATCAATCAGCAGATTGATTCGATCCCTACGGCCGCCTGGAATCTCGCTGAAGATGGCGAAGGTGCTACCCAGACATCTTTTCTTGTTTCCGATATAGAGGCTCTTCTCCGTGCCGTGAAGACCGCCGCCGATCCTGTTGTCGCTCTTTCGAGTTTTATAGAGTCGAAGTATCTCGGTTCTTGGGCTTGGCTGAATTCTCGTTCTTCGATTTTCCAGCGTTGCTTACCTCCGTATTATCTCGAATCGTGGTTGAAGACCTCCGGCTATGTCGATGCTGAAATTAAAGTCGACTTGGAAGCGGATAACAAGACGATTTCGATGCGTAACATTTCCGCCATGTCGCATATTCAACGTTGGATCGATCTCGCCTTGAACGGTGGTCGTTGGTCTGACTTCTTGAATTCGGAGTTCGACGTTTCGCGTGTCAAGAATCATTCGACGCCTATTTTCCTCGGTGCTGATCGGCAGTACCTTGGTTCGAATGTCATCTATCAGACGACAGGCGCGGGCGATTCTTCCAGTCCGCTCGGCGCTTTTGCTGGTCAATCTTCCGGTGGCGAGCAGTTCCGTCGCCGTGTCTTCAACTTCGACGAGCCCGGTTATTTTATGGTGATGGCCTCGCTTGTTCCCGATGTCATCTATTCGCGTGGTCTTGATCCGTTCCTCGAAGAACTGAATCTTGGCGATTCATACGCGCCCGCGCTCGATAATATTACTATGGAGCCGCTTCTGCTTCAAACACTCGACGCTATACCGCAGGGCTCGGTGGATTCGCCCGCCGTTTTTTCTTTCGCTTCCACCAATTACGGTAACGGCATTGGCGTCGGCTTTGTCCCTGCTTGGTCGAAACTCATGCAGATTGTTAGCCGTTCGCACGGCCGACTCACTACCGAGTTGTCTTATTGGCTTCTCAATCGCGACTACGGCGATGAAGTTAATTCTTCTCAAGTTAATTCGCTTCGCGACACGATCGCTAATTATCTGAAAGATGGTTCGATCACCTACGAGGTCGCCGAGACTATTCTCGCAGTTCTTCAGCGGTCGCGTCCGTTTACCGATTACTCGCCTTATATTCGTTCGGACGCTTATAACAGCGTTTTTGCGGATATTTCCAACGAGGCGCAGAACTTCGTTTTGACGTTCTCGTGCTCAGCTTCGGCCTATCGTGAAAAGTCAAAAGTTAACGTAGCAACAACACTTTAAGTTATGGCAAAGACAAAGAATATTTCGAATAATGAAGACCTTCAATTTTTTGAGGACTTCGACTTTTCTAAATTACCCCTGCGTATGTCTCGGCGTCGTCGCTGTGCTCGCCGCGGTTTTTGTACTCCTACCACCGATGAGAATTTGATTTACGGCGTTAAGCCTCTTTCCGATCAGATTCGCTCGATGCGCAAAGGTGGTTTGCCGCTTGCTTCTCGGGAACTCGGAGAATCTTCTTATGATGAGGATGATTCCGAGGATATTGATCCGACGTTCGAACCTGGCTTTGATCGCTTCGAGAAGTCTGAGGCGCTTCGCGATCGCATTTCCGGCCGCATGAAAAAGCGTTATGAGGAGAAACTCAAGCAGGCTAAAACTGAATAATTATGCCGTTCGTTGAAACCGCCCTTGGAATCGGCGCCCTTTTAGGGGGCGCCGCTTCCGCCGGTTCTGCCGTCTCTGCTGGCAGTTTGAACCGGAAGAATCGTAAGTGGCAGGAGAAGATGTATAATCTTCAAGTCACCCAACGCCGTGAGGACGCTCAAGCCCAGTATGAACGCATGAAAGATTATGCTTCTTGGGCTTATAACAAATTCGAGTCTCCCATTGCACAGCGTTCTTCTATGCAGGCCGCTGGGATTAACCCGTTTTTCCAAGGCTCTGCCCTCCAGCCGATGGGTACCCCGCAAGGTAATGTTTCGCAGGCCGACGGTGGTTCTGTTCCCTCTCAAGGTCCGTACTCGAATAACCCGATGTCTAACATTATGGCAGGCGCCTCATCTCTTCGCGAAGCCGCTTTGCAGGGTGTTCAGGCTGAAAACATTCAGGCACAGACCGAGTTAACTAACGCTAATCGTTTGAAAGTTCAGGCCGAGACTATCGGCATCAACAAGTCTAACGAAATTCTTGATATTGTCAAGGGCATCAAGGATAACGAACTTCTTTCGAGTGGCTTCCGTGCCACTATGGATAAGATTGCTGCCCAGTATGCCGAGGTTAACGCCATCGCGGATGTTAACGAGAAGACTGCGCGTATTCAGGAACTCAACGAGCGTGCCGCTAAGGAGGCCGCCGAGGCTGCGAAGACCGATTCCGATCGTCTTATCTCCCAGTACATGGCCGATGCCAATAAACGTGCTGTCGAGGCTCAGGCTAACCTTGCGAACGCTCAAGCCGAGACCGAAGGTGTCAAGCAGACGAATCTTGCGGCCGATACTGATTACAAGCAAGCTCTTACCGATACGGAAAATGCTCTCCGTGAGGGTAAGATTAAAATCCAGCAATCTGAAGCACAAAAGATTGTTCAAGATGCGTTTGGTGCTCGATTGAAAAATACGGAATTGGCTGAACAACTTGCGCGTATTCTGACTGGTACCGATCGTTCGAATTCTCTTTACTCTATTTTGGATAAGGCTATCGAATCTCTTGGATCTCGCGAACATTACGAGAAGGAAAATGTTCGTCGGCGATTCTTGGATGAATTACGTAATTTCGTATCTTTGCATGAGTAACTAAACTTTTGTTGTATGCAATTTCTTGTGATTGGTTATGGCCAAATTGTTGTTTTAGCGGTCTTGGTTTTCTTTCTTGTTCCGCTTCTGTTTCTGATCCGCGCTATCATCCGTTGGCTTAACCGCCATTGATTTCGAACCCCCGGCCCATCGCGACCGGGGTTTTTGTTTGTTTTGTCTTCTGAAATTGCGCAGCTGTGTCCCGATCGGAGCACAGCTCGCGCGTTTTGCTGTTCATTTTGTCCACAAACTCACTGGCTTTGCCAGTATATACATCCGCGCTGCCGTTAAGAACGGCCGAGTGATGGTTTCCGGCGCCGAAGATATCGCGGACGCGAGATCGAGGCCCCGAAACCGCGCAGGCCGTTTAGGCGCGCAGTTCTCGCGCTCGAAAGTACCGTCTTTCGAAGCGCATAGGTTGCAAAAAGGCATCTCCCTTGTCAACATATGCCAGATGTGGAAACGCCCTCCCTGGCGTGGCTCCATATCGGTTTTTGCTGTAAAGTAAATATCAAATAAATCATGCCGAAGGCATACCTTTCGGAGGGAGAGCCCGAGAGGGAACCGGGACAAATTGCCTTGCAGGTCTGTCGGCTATCTGCGTGCGCGCGCGCTTCGTGTGCGTACGTGTGATTGCCGGTCATGTCTGCGAGGTTGGCCGGGTCCCCTCTCGGAATTGATCTACGAATCCTGTATGCTCTGATGTATTAAAACATCTGCTATCTACTCTACTGTATCTATCATCATTGCGCCCTTGTGGCGGACCGCTCGTGCAGCGTCGCAAGAAATCTGAAAAATATATCCCGAAAAATTTGCATTTGTAAAAAAAAGTTTTTTACATTTGTACAGTTTTCTGCTATTTTCTCCGTTCTTTGACGTCTTGCCCCCCTCTTGTTTCCCTCTCTTACTGTTCCGATTTTGGTGATATAATACTTGTCATTATGTTAAATTATGGTCGTTATCCGAATATTAATTGATTAATAATCAACTGTTTTTTACTTATTAATATACCAGTAGATACCGCCGACAAAGACCGCTCCGCCGGCGATATTGCCCAAAGTCGCGGGAACAAGATTGGCAAGCAGAAAATCGGACACGGTGACCGATGCACCGTGCATCATGCCCAGCGGAATGAAAAACATATTGGCGACGCTGTGTTCATAACCGATTGCCACAAAACACATTATCGGGAAAAACAATCCCAGCAGCCGGCCCGCGACATCGTTGGCGCTCAAACCCAGCCACACGGCCAGGCACACCAGCCAGTTGGCGCCGACACCCCGCAGGAACACCGTGAGCCACGGCATCGAGACCTTTGCCTCGGCAATGCCGACGGCCGCCGAACGCCACGCCTCGGCAGAGAGCATGCCGGGAAGTTTCACGAGAAAACAGGCGAAAAACAGCGACCCGACAAAATTTCCGGCATAGACCAACATCCAATTTAACAACACCTTACGCCATCCATAACGTCGTCCCAATGCACCGGGGATCAGCACGGCATTATTGCCCGTAAAGAGTTCCGCTCCTGCGAAAACGACCAGCATAAGCCCCAGCGGGAAGACAAGTCCGGAGAGCAGGCGCTGCAATCCCGGAGCAGGAGCCATCGACGGAAAGCCATATCCTATCACGATGGAAAACAAGCCTCCCATAGAAATATAGGCGCCAGCTAAAAACGCTAAAATCAATATTTTGCGAACGGGAAGCGAAATCTTGTCGGAGGCGGCCCTCTCCACCAGGGCGAGGACCTCTTTCGGATTGTTTATCGGCATACGGGGATTTTAATCGGGGGCCAAAGATAAACATTTCGGCCGAAACGACAAAACAAGCCGCAAAATCCCGCCGCTACGGGTAATTTTACTACCTTTGCACAAAATACAGGGGACTACCCTACCGTATAAATCACAAATCATTGATTGTCAACCATGCGTAAATTATCGGCATACTTACTGGCAGCCCTGCTGCTCGCGGCCTGCACGCCGGAACAACCCGCCGGGGAGAATACGTTTTACGTCTCGATCCCCCCGCTGCGCAGCATCGTAGAGGGGATTGTCGGCGACGATTTCAAAATAGAGGTGCTCGTGCCGTCCGGAGCAAGTCCCGAGACGTTCGAGCCGACGCCCCGGCAGTTCGTGGAGCTGAACAAGGCACAGCTCATTTTCAACGTGGGATTGATCGACTTCGAAACCACCCTGCTGGGCAAAGTCGGGGATCAGGCGAAAGTCGTGAACTTGAGCCGCGGTATCGACCTGATCGCAGGCTCCTGCTCGCACGGCCACCACGGACACGACCACGGGCATGCCCACGGTGTAGACCCCCACGTCTGGACCTCGCCCAAAGCCCTGCAAACGATGGCCGCAAACGCCTACGAGGCAATTCGTAACGCCTATCCCGACTCGGTGAAATACGAGGCCGGCTACAACCGGCTGCGCAGCACGCTCAAGGAACTGGACATCCGCACGGCGGAGAAGATCGCCCGGAGCGGCGTGAAGTACTTCATCGTCTACCATCCCGCACTCACCTACTACGCACGCGATTACGGACTGCGGCAGGTGGCCATCGAGGCCGACGGCAAGGAACCGTCGGCCAAACAGCTGACGGCGGTTATCCGACAGGCCCGCGAGGACGGCGTGCGGCGGATTTTCTACCAGAACCAGTTCCCGGCATCGACCGTGGAGATCATCGCCCGCGACATCGACGCCGAATACGTGGAGATCGACCCGCTGGACGAAGACGCCATCGGCGCCATCGACGCAATGACCGATTCAATCACGGCAAAATGAATCTGGTAACGCTGCGCGACGTAAGTGTCGCATACGACGGCTACGAGGCCCTCCGGCACGTCGACCTGGAGATTGCGGACCTCGATTTCCTGGGGGTCATAGGTCCCAACGGCGGCGGAAAAACGACGCTCGTGAAGGCCATCCTGGGAACCGTC